CTTATAAAAAATAAAATCCAACTCAAAAAAACTTAAAATTTTTGCATAGCCAACTCAAAGCAACTCAAATTAACTTTGAAAAAATAAAAATTTTTGCAACAACAAAAGAGCAACCTACCTCGATTGCTCTTTTTCACTTATTTTTGAGTTTTCCACATAGTTATTAACGTCTGGGCTATGCCTCTTTCTTGCCCTCTTTTTCAGTGCGTCATAGGCTTTCCTGACGGCAAAAGCAAGGGCTATGCACAGGGGCAGAAACGGCGTAAATGGAGCCAACCAAAACGCCCAACAGGTCGCCGCTATTCCATACCACCACGCATTTTGCGTAACGATAGCAAGAATAATAGGCACCCATACCTCACAAGATAAAACGAGGAAAACTATTATAAATATAATAATGTTTGTTTTGTCCTTTAACTGCCTAAACAACGCTTTCAGCAGGTTGAGGAATTTCCTCCACAGCCGTCTCATTATTCGCCTCCTCAGCCTCGTTTTTCGAGGGCTCAACGCCGATTGCAAGAGGCGTGGGGTTATCTTCTATATATTGCTTGAATTGGTGCATTAGGTCGATTTGGTCGCTCATATAGTTTACAGTGTCATAAACGATATTTTCATAACCGAATTTATAACCTGTAAAGCCGTTGAGAATCACAGGACATAGTTTGAGTAAGCAGGCCGCAAAGGTCGCCCAGGTTGGCGTTACAACCACCTCTAAAACGATAATACCTGTAAGCATAGATGTAATACAGGTTTTAACGAATTTTGTGCCGTATGTAATGCCTTTCTTCGTCTCAGGTTTAGTGCCGAGCGGAGCACGGCGATTACTGCCCCTGCCACGCCTAAAAATCATTTCGGGCGTAAGTTTGATAGGCTTAACGTTGTTTGCCCTCACAATAGCATTTATTTGCGGTTGAGTAAGCGTTTTATACTCTTTCAGTTCCTCCTCCGTCTTGCCGATGTAATCCGTATTATAAACATCAAAATCAATACCAACCTCCGAAATAATCGAATAGCGAGCGTTTTTTAGTTCGTCTATAACATAGTATCTACAAAACTCGGTCAGCCTGCCCTGCTTTTTGGCGTCGATAATACTCTTTTTCTCGTCCTCGTATTCCGTGAGCGTTTTAATGTATGTATCGCTTTCCTTGCCTGCCCTACTACCGCTATCGGATAAGTTTACAAACATCGAATAGGAGCAGAACAACAGCACAAAGAAAGATAAGCCAAGTTCGATTACCTGATAAATTGAGGTAAGTTTAACGTCGGTGGTAAATACTACTATAACGATAAACACGAGGAAAACGCCGACGAAAATACCTGTATTATTTAGAATACTGCGAGTAATTTTGCGTTTTTTGGCGTTCATATTTTCGATAGCATTGCCTACTTTATTTCCGCCTGGTTGCGATGTAGAGGACGGCGTGCCTATGGGCTTAATTGGTTCCGTTGCCATTTGCATTATCCTCCTTGTCTGGTATCGTCTTTATGTAGTCGCCGAGTTTGTAAAGCATAGAGCCTGCACCGTTGGAAATAAGCCCGACGGCACAAACAATAACCATTTGGTCTATAATATTGCGTAAAGCAATAAATAGCACCAAAAGAACAGTCCAGACAACCCATATTGCAGGGGATTTGAAATAAGCCTTTAACTGATTTACAAACGGCAAACAGCAAATAAACGCCATTACAAGAAACAGCCCCGACATCGTGGCTTTATCGCTCGTTGCAACCCACACAGGAAATTGTGCAATAGTCGCCCCGAGAGGAGCCCCAACGCAAAGAGCCGTCGCCCCCCAACGGACGCAGGTGCCTTTTGTTTTATTCTTCATAGCCTTACACCTCCTCGGCGTTAGGCTTTACATCGGCAGGCAATTCCTCAGCGTTAGGATTATTTGCTTTCAGTGCGGTTACATACTTTAAGGAAATAAGGTCTTTAACCGCCTGCGGAATATTCTTATTGTTGGCATAAACGGTAGTTAGAATTTCGAGAATTGCTTTTGTAAAGGTTTCGAGTTCCTGACAAATCATATCTCGTTTTTCGTTCTTGGTTTCCATATCGTTGAGTTTTTCAATAGTGGCGTTGTAATTATCAATAAGTGAGTTTACAGCCTTTACTACCTCGCCGTTGCTTTCGGTATTTACACCCAACTTTTCTAACGTAATCTTATTTGCTTTCTTGTTGCCTTTCTTTTCAACGATAGCAACCACGATACAGGCAAGTATCGAGCCAAAGTTTACGGTAGATAAAAATTCAAGGAAATTGTCGTTAAACCACGATTCTACCCTTGTAAGGAAAGTTTCAGGCGGTGCCGTAGTCGTAGTTTCGTCCGTCTGGACCTGTTCCGTGTTTTCGGTTGCAGTTTCAGCCTCTGCGGCGTATGCCGTAGTAGTAAAGCCACTGCAAAGGAAAATAACTGTCGTAAGTAAAACGACAATAGCCATAATGATTACACTTTTCTTTGTCTTGCTCATAGTCATAAAGCAAAGCCTCCTGTTAAGTAATATCCCAGCCGTCGAGCAATCGAGCAAGTTTTTCGTTTACCTCGTCAATCGCTTTCGTGAGCGTGGTTTGTTTATTGTTTAAGTCCTGCATACAGGCATAAACGCTTATAATTTCCTGCGGAATATCTAAGCCGTTAGGGCACACTATAAGCACGCCGTTGACAGTCTTAGAATAAATCGTCTCGCAACGATATTTAGGTGCGTTGAATTGTCCGTTTAAGACGGCTATTGTTACCCTTACGGAGCCTTTTATAAACTCCTTAGGAATTGAGCAGGTTGCGTCATACAACTGCCTATAAAGCGAATTTCCGCTCTCATTTTCAAATATAGCCGTCGCACCGCTCGGGGCTCCTGTAAAGGTAATTATAAGTTCGTCGTCCACCTGCTCGGGCTCCCTTGTTACAATAAAGCCCTTTTTGATGTTTTCAATTAACTTATATTCCATTTTCATAACTACCACCCTTAGCGATTTACGAGCCAATCTTCCCTGATGTTTTGATGTCCGAGAGCGGTAAGTTCTTCTACGCTCTTACCGTCCATTTCGTCAACCCAGATTTCGCAAGCGTCGTCAATTTCTCGCTGAGACAAAATTTTTTGTTCCTTTTGGGCGTTGGCAGTTTCTAACCACTTTTCTTTACTAAACACTTTCATTGTTTAAGTCCTCCGTTTAATTTTTTACTGTAATTGCTTACAATCCGTTTGAGTTTATTTTTCGGTGCGTATGGATAAATATTTTTCTTATACCATTTGCACGCATTTATGTGGGATAACCACCCGACGAGAGAAGGAATACTCATAGCCTGGTGTGGTGTGATGTAGCCTGTCTTTTTAACTTTTCGCACTCTACGGCAAAGCCTAAAAAATATCCTTTTTCGTAGAATGGTCTTGTTTTTATAAAACCTATAACCGACAAAATCAATAGGTCTGCTGTGGAGTTTCCATACCTGCCAATTATCTTTAAGTGAAAGCCCAATAGTTTTTAGATATTCGTTTATAGCCTCCACTGCTCTATGTAATTTTCTTTTATTGCCGTCGATAAGCACCATATCGTCCACATACCGAACATAATACTTAATTTTCAGCGTTTCTTTTACATAGTGGTCTAACCCCTCTAAGAAAAAGTTAGAAAACCATTGAGAGGTATAATAACCGATAGGCAGGCAGTCGCCTCCGTTAGTTAGAATCTTTGAAATTAAATCAAGCATTTTCCTGTCTTTGATTTTTCTTTCAAACATCGCCATTAAATACTTTGGTTTAACGTTGTTGAAAAACTTTGAAATATCAAGTTTGGCAACATATCGCATTTTCTTATCTTTAATGGCTGTTTCTACATATTTTTTGGCGTCAATTCCGCCTCTATTTGGAATACTACCGCAACAATACCTATACATACCCCTTTCGATTATAGGCTGAATTTCGGTAATTACGAGCCAATGTATAATTTGGTCGGGATAAAACCGAGGCACAGTTATAAGCCGATTTTTACGACAAGAATTATCGTAAATATTTTGGTATGAGTTAGGCGATAAAACGATGTTTCCGCTTTCTAACATTTGCTTTATTTCGAGAGCGTAAAACTCTATGTTGTTAAGTATTCTCGCAATGTAAGGTCGATTTGTTTTACCTTTTGCGGCGTTTCGGATAGCCCTGATTATTCTATCCTTATCGCACATCTTTTCGTATAAATAACCTACCCTTTTCATAGAATATCCTTTAATCTTCCTGCGGTCTTTCGAGAATAAACCTACTAAACCGCCCTCTTTGTGAAGTGTTTTTTAGCAAGGGCTACGGATTGTGCGTGCTATAACTAAATTACAAGATTAAATGCGACCCCCGATGTTACCGCTCGTGTTAGACACGGCGTTGTTACCATTCCAATTCCACAATCCAGCGTTGTCGCCGTTGTTCCAATTCCCACCGACGATAAGGACGGGGATTGCACGCACTACCCTTTTATTGTTTTAATAAATTATCAAGGGGGAGGTTTCCCCCTTAACAATCCCTCTCTTAAAGAGGTTTATAGCAAAGGCGACCCCCGATGCGACCGCTCGTGTCAGACACGGCGCTGCCACCACGCCAATACCACAAGCCAGCGCCGCCGCCGTAGTCCCAATCCCCACCGACGATAAGGATTACGCCTGTTTGCGAAACATAGTAGTAGTCGGAGTAATAAGTGTTGGCACTCGCTCCGTTTTTGGTAGCATAGCCAAGTAAGGGGTTTTTAGCAAAAGGCGTAACCTCTTTTAAGTAACCCTCGCTCATACATCTATCGCCTACATACGAATAAGGTGCGTCATACTTACCGCCCTCGTAATACTCAGGGTCGGAGCAGTGATAAATCTTTTCGCCGTTAAAATTGATACCGTCAACAAAGGTCCAGGTGTTGCCCCAAGGATTCTCAATGCCTCTATATTTGCAGGCGTGATGTCCGTCAGTGTGGCAAGTCGTGCAAACGATAGGCTCCTCGCCCTCCGCCACTGTTTCGTGCCCTGTATTCCAAGAGCCTGACGGCGTGCTAACGTTGTCGGTGTGCCCTGTAATAAGAGCGGCTGAATTGCCATTTGCAAAGCCATACATAATAGATTGCGAGTGCGTTGTAGCAAACTCAATCATAAACAATTCTTTAAGAATTGCGTCAATCAAAAAGTCGTATTGCTGATAGCCGTCTCCGTTATTTCTACACGCCTTGCGGTAATTGTCAATGGTAATAGATACCTTTACTGTTGCACCCGATACGGATTTCATTTTAGCCGTAGCATAATCCGAGCCGTCGCAGGAGCCCTCGTATTTGCCTACGAGAATGTAATCGAGTTCGTTGCCCTTGCCGTCGATAAACAAGGTAGAAAATCCGTCATAACGGCACCCTGAAATCTGGTGTTTGTAACTGCCGTCGTCGTTCTTTGTGATTTTCGTATAAAACTTAGGAATACGAATAAACACATTTCCGAGTTCGTCCACAACCTCGTGCATTTCACACCAAGGGTAGCATTTGTCGAAATCGCTGTAAATTTCACTTACACCCTTAGTATAGCCAAGCCCCACCGAGGCGTCCGTTCTTTCAAGCGTAGGGCTCGATTTTCCTACGCCGTCAACGCCGTAGATTTTTGTTTTTTCTAACAACATAAATATTGTCCTCCTATATTTTAAGTTTCACTGACGTTAAGAGACGCCAGAGCCTTTTTTATTGCCGTAAATTCTTTGTCTATTTGTCCGCCCTTTATATATCCGCTTGCTTTTTCGGTTTCAGTTGAAAAATAAGCATATCCAACAACCTGTTTACCCTCAATATCCTGCCTGAGTTCCGTTTTTGTTGCAGATAAAAGATTGCCGACCTCGGTTTTTTGGTAAGTGTCGTTTTTAGAATACGCTCCGACATCTTCCGCAGAAAGTGTTATATCCGACGAGAGAGCCTTTCCGTTTACCTTTCTCGTTTCGGGCACCAAACCGCTTACAATATCGGCAATACTTACCTTTAACGTCTGTCCGCTTTGGAAAGTGAGTGTAAGGATTTTATTGCCATAAGAGGCGTTTGTAATAAGACTTTCGATAGGTAGGTCAATCATACCACTGCTGATAACCGCACCTTTCTTGTTTTTAAGGTCAATAGTTAGTTTGTAATTGCTATCCATTGACAGCCCTATACTCATTCCGTTGCCTGCAAGGATTTCCTTAAACTGCTTATCAATTCCACCTCCTCGGGTAAAATTACGAGCCGTTTCCGATTCTTCGGCGTGAAAAGCGGCGTGGGCGTAAATTTTGCTTAATTCTATTTCGTCTATAAACGCCTGCAAATTATTATTTGTGCCGTCTATACGAGCATTAAGAGTGGCTACGCCAGCGTTATATGTGGTTATGTTTACAAGTCCGTCGATAAGGTCGGAAATGTCAATATTTATAACATTGTCGTCGATATGTCCGTCCTCGTTACGCAATCTTAAAGTAAGAACGCCGTCGGCATAACTGCCTCCGATAATCATACTTTCGAGCGGTAAATCTACCGTCGCTGTGCTTAACACAGCCCCTACTGTATTTTTGAGTCTTACCGTCATTACATAGGTAGTTGGGTCGATAGATAATTCAACATTAGAGCCAAGCAGTTTATCTCGATTGTCGGTGTATTCCTTATTGCTTGCGTGGGCGTTTTTGGTAGGAAACGCAACACTGATTTGTCCGTCGCTCGTGTATAGAGGAATTGCGTTGCCAATGGGCGAATCGCATATATACACCTGGCTTTGCGTGCCGTCAGCGTTGATTATATACGCCCTCTTATAAGGTGCCGTAGATGTAATTTTGCTCAATTTGGCGTTGTCGAGACGCTCTATGTGAGCGAAAAGACTTGCCGTATCGGCGGCGATTTGGTCGATTATTGCCTGCAACGTTAGTCTTGTTACTGCACTTGCAGACGGATATAATTTCAAAATTTTTTTTGCAAAATTGCCGTTTGTAAACGACAAAACAAGGTCGTTTAGGTTTTCCACACTGTAATCGTCAAGCAAAATACGGATATATTCCGCCGCCTCGTTGCCCGATAGCGTGTCCTGCAACTCGTTTACTTTCTCAGCCAAGAAAGTTGCAAGTTTATCAAACCACAATTTGAGGTTTACGGCACTCAAACCGCCTACGCCGTATTGAGAGGGCGAATTTGGGCGGTTAGATAACGCCTGCACGCCTTTCTCTGCAATTTGATTAGGCGTAATTTTTGTTAGTTTTTTTGTCGTGCTCATAAATAAGCCTCCTTAATCTTTATATCGTCCTGCAACACGATAACGGAAAGATATGTAATACAAGGCGAAAGGTTTTAGGTATTCGTCCGAATAGATATAGTATTGTTTTTCTACCCACTGTTTCTCTTTCTCTTTAACCGCAAAGAGTGATTGTTCGTTGGTAATAAACGAAAAATCGGAAAAATCCACATCGTCAAACGAAAATAAGGCACTATTTATGCGAGAAATTTGCTCGTAAGGCTTTTTATTCGTTCTAACCTTTACCTTTGCCGTGCTACTCTTAAAAGACTTTGTTTTAATAACAGTGGAACGCTTAATCGTCGTCTTTGTAAGGTGCGGAATTTGGCAATTATCCATAAGAGTTGCACAACCGCACATAATCGTTCTTTCGTCAAAGTTGTAGGTAGAGGGAGGCAGTTCGCCGTCCTCGTCTCTTTGGTCGAAATTAAACGAGCATACAGTGCCGTTTACACAGCCAAAAAACAAATTATCACTCATAGAACGCAATACAACCGCCTTTTGGAATACTCCGCCTGTATGGTTGCCTTTGCTCTCACACAAATAGATATGTCGCTCGATAATCTCGCTCGTGATAGAGTCCGTAATATCGTAAACGATATATGATACCGCTACCGAAATCGGCGTATCGCCTATATTTACAGTAATTATCTTTGTATGGACGTTAGCCGTGCTGTTTCCCTCGTCGTCGGGGGCGTTTACTATGTTTCCGCAAAGATTTTTTGTCTCATACTCCTGCGGATAATACACCTGGTTGGCAAGTTCTATGGCGTATTCTACGCCGTCGTGCTCTACCTTTGCCCCAATAAGTTCCTCGGGTAAAACCGAAGAATAGGAAAACTCTTTGTATTGATTACGCCAAACACCGATATTTTCAAGATAATACCACTCATACTCCATAGAGCCCGATGTGTCCTGATAACGTTGTCGGCTATCCGCAAGGAAAATCTTGCCGTCCGTCAACACGCATAAATATCCGCCCCATTCTTCAAGGCTAACCTTTGACAAGTCGGTATTTACGAGTTTTGCGTCGATTAGACGAGAGCGGTGCTCATTAGCACGCTCGGAGGCAATTTTTAACTGTGAAACGCCCTCTACGCCGAGCCTCGATATAAATATCGGGTCGTCAAGGAAATTACAGCAGGCACCTACGCAACCAAGCCCAGATAAGCCTTGCACCGACGGATAAATCCTCGGTTGCACGTTATCGTTTGTATTTTGTCCTGCGTGGAAATAAATTGCCGAATCCTGCTGAGTGTCAGCCTTTAACACCATTAGCGTATCGGAAACGCACATAAGCCCTGTAATAGGAGCGTGTCCTACGCCGTCTGGTTGAAAGTCCTGCACACCCCAATATGTCGGGTCGGCTCGTCCGCTTACATTACTTAACTTACACCAGAACAAAAGGTTATGATAATCGGGATTGCCCGAAAAGAAAACTCTATTATCGTAAGTAGTGCAAAGCGTGCACCCTGTAATAATATCGGCTATATCCGTTTCCTGCTTTACGCCGTCAATAGATTTCCATACCTTAGAGGCTGTAATCTCTATACCTGCGTAGCCTTGCGGATAAACCCCTCCGTCCTCCGTTTCGGTTTCTTCTGGCTTTTGGGGAGCCGTATCAAAGGTAATTTTGCCGTTTGCCAAATCCGCCGTATAATCGGTAGTTTCAACGCCGTAAACCTTAACCGAAACAATGCTATCAAGAGCGTTTTCGTTCATACAAAACTCGGTTGCCGTTCCTGTTGCAACAAAGGTATGTTTGAATTTTGGCGTTAAAAAGTTTCTTTGCTCGTTATACCAACCTGTATCCGCATTATCGGTGTCAGGCACGATGTCTTTGTATGTAGTAGGCACATACGCAACGCTTTTTACATTTTCAAGCGTAGTGCCGTCGTAAACGAGAAAATTTTTGCCGTCTATTAAGTAAAGTAAATTATTACATATAAACGACTCGCTTTTCCTCTCGTTCATAGTGCTAAAAAGAATATCCGCAGAGCCCAAAACCCCCTCGTAATACTCTAATTCGAGCACATCGTTTTTTCTAACATCGGACGATGTAAATGTAAGGGTTTTCGTTGACTTTTGATAACGTGCCCCTGTAATAATACTGTCGCCCGATTGTGTTTTAAGATTTATGATAGCCTCACAGTCAAACGGTAAAACGAGTGAAAATTCGTTTATCGTCGTTCCCCCGACTGTTGTGCTACCTGTTGCCTCGGGAGCAGTTATGCTCGTCGTGGCTTTAACGTTGATTGAGTAAGGATAGTTGTGCCATAAATAAAGTTTTTTACCACTATGCACAACAACACGCTCAATTACATTCCCACCAACCTTGCACTTAAAATTGAAAATGCCGTATATTTCCTTGTTTGCCGCTTCTTCCGTTGCGGTTGCTACTCCGTTTAAGTTTACGGCTACGCTCTTTGAAAAATCGGCACGCCGTCTATATCCTGCAATAGTTTCGAGAGCCTCGCCCTGTCCGCTCTTGTAATCTTTATACATATTTACGAGGTAAGCGAGCCTCGATTGGTTGACTTGCGTGTGGTCGTTGGAAAAATCCACGCCACGAAAACCGCCATAATAACGGCTGTATTCGGTGGCACTACTACTCAAATTAGTTTTGAAAGAATTAGCCATACCGTTTACCACCCTGATTTATTCCTGTAAACGACAGGCGTTAAGTGCTCTCTTGTAGCACGAATTTCCGCCGCTTGTTCACGATAAAGCGTTAAGTAATACTCAGCCTTTGCAGGCTCGTCGTCAACCCAAATATAACTCGCTACGAGGTTTGGTAAGATTGCAGACAAATCGCTTTCAAGGTCGATTATGGTAGTTTCCATATCGTCCTCGGCGTTTACCTCTTTTACCCTCCTGTTGTAGCAGACATCAAAAATACCAACAGTGGACGCAGGAATAAGGATTTTAGTTGCTCCCTCGACAAAATAATCGTCGTTAAGCACAAAGCCCTTACCCCTTGTTGCGTCCACTATCGGAGGACACACAAACGACATAAAATCGTCCGTGAGGCTGGCTAAATCATAGGCAATATATTTGCTATAAGCAGGCACATTTTCGGCTCCTGCCCCCAAAAGTCCGCCGTATAAAGCGACATTTTGCACATAGTAAACATAATCGCCCGAAAACTTAATACGAACGGCTCCTAAATAAGGATTTTCGCCGTCGAGGATTAAGCCTTTATATGCAATAAACCGACCATTTGCGGAAACAAGGTCGATTGATTTAATCGTTTCCCAGGTCTCGCCGTCGGTTGATTTTTCGATAGTTGCAAGTCCGTTGCCGTTGCACTCAAAGTAATAACTTTTAGCCCTCTCAGCAACGAAAACAAGAGCCTCGTCGTCTTTAATGACAGGCTCAAAAGTGTTGTCGGTCAACCTGTTTTCGAGCGGAAAATGGTTGAGTTTGTAAATTGAGGTGGCAGGTCTTATGCGGTTTACTTGCAAGATTGCACGATTGACAGCAAAATAAAATCTGCTGTTATCCTCTAACTCCGTCTCAAAGCCGAGTTGTGCAACCGATTCGTATAATTCTTTGATAGTCATATAACTGCCTCCTTTTAAGATTTTAGAAAAGTCCTTAGCAGGGCTTGCGTCTCATAACCACAAGCCCCACGCTAAGGTTGAGTAGGTTAAAAACGCATAACGCTGATTATGCGTTTTTGGCATTAGAGAGCCGTTGCGTTGGTTACGGCACTATCGGAATCAACAGCAAGGAGCATATGTTTCCAAGTAGTAAAGCCGATACCGAAACGACAATAGCCGTTCCAAACAAAGTTACGAGTGTGCTCGTCGATGTAGTTTCTAATATCGAGGTTTACACGATTATAGAACATCGAGCCCAAAAGTTGCTTGTTTGCGTCGGACGACATAAGCATAAATCTATCGTCCGTAGTTTCCCAACCAGGAAGAATAACGATAGTCCAGTTACCATACTGGGTGTTGATGTCGTTAAAATCGGTGTTGGTCGTTCTTTCGGAGCCAACAACCTTTTTAGCAATCTGTTCAAGTTCAGGGCGGTTGCAAGGAAGAATGAGAATGTCAGGAACATAGTCGAGAGATTCGCCGTTTTCGTCCTTAAAGTTTCTCATTTTGTTTGCAAGAATACCGAGAGACTTTTCAAATTCCGCAGTGCTTGCACAAAGCGAGCCACTGTAAAAATAGTTGGACTGAGTCTTGCCCTTAAACTTGTCAAGAGAGTAAGTGTGTCCGTTGTGGAAAAGAGGCTTACCGTCAGCCACAGCCAAATCTACGAGCGTCTTACCGCCGAATTTGTCCTGAGTCTTGGTGCCGTTTGCAAGAGCCCACGCCGCAATCTTTGTGCGAGTCTTATAATAAGCACGCACAAAGCCCTGAGGCTTAGATTTCATATTGGAGCCCATACCGAATTTAGCGTCGTCCACCATTTCCTTAGTAATGGTAAATTCTTTCATAAATGCGATATGTTCAATGGTCTTTTTGAAAGTGCTTTCTACGCTGTCGTTTTCAGCACCCTGCCCCTCTTTTACGCTCTGGAACACATCAAAGTCGGACTGACCCATAACGGTTTCAGCGTAGCGGTTAGATTTCTCGACGTTATAAAGAACATCGAGAATGGATTTCTTCTTTTCAAGGGCATTTGATTCGTTCTGAATAAGTGCCTTAATCGGGTGTTCAAACTTGCCATACATAGCGTCGTTCTTGCCCGAGAGTTTAGAATATACAATAGGCATAACTATTTATCCTCCTTAGAATTATTCAAAGATTACAAGCACTTTGTCGCCTGCGTTCTTGTTTGCGTTAAGCGTATCTACAACGGTAGCCACGCCGCTTGTGGTTACATCGGTAACACCACAGCCGTCAGTTGCAAGGGTAAGTTTCGTTCCGAGAACAACGGCAACAGGGGTGCCCGAATAGGTTACAGGTGCCTCAAACACCATATTCTTATCAATGCGAGCAACAGGCAAATCCTTGTTGTCGGTTGCAGGTGCAGTGTAAGATTTCATTGCGATATGCGTAGGCTTAGTAGTGCCCGACGCTTTGGTAAGTTTACCAGAAGAAAGAACAAGAGCCTCGCCCTCTGCATAAACCTCCGACGGCGTGGTCGGGAGGTATTCAGGCTCAGGCACGTTAATTCTTCCGTTTGCGATTTTGGTTAAATTAAACATACTGATTACTCCTTATTAAAATTTTTATAGTGATTGTTTATAAAGAGCACGGATTTCCTTGTCGCTCTTGTCAGGGAATAAATCTCGCCACTCTCTTAAAGTCTCTTTCGGCATAACTACGCTGTCGTCCGAGGCTTTCTTCGGGGCAACGGAGGTAAGATGTTTCTTTCCGTCGCTTGTTGCTTTACGCTGTGCGGCGATTGCCTGCTGATTACGCACTTTATCGCCATTTACTGCAAGATACGCCTTTTTAGGCGAAATGCCTGCGTCTCGGAGCCTGCCAAACTCCACGAAATCGTCGAAACTGTCGAAACAGTCGTTAATCCTGCCCTTTTCTAAAAGGTCGGGGAACGATTTTTTAAGTTCCGAGAGGTCGCTTGCGGCGAGCGTTTCAAACGCCTGCCTTTTTGCAGTCTCTTTCTCTTGTGCGAGGCTGATTGAGTCCTGCCTACGCTTGCGGTATTCCTCTACGCTAATGCCCTCGGATTCCGCAACAGTCCTTTCCATAGTGTCCGCCACATCGCCCTCAACGGAAATACCCATTTTTTCGAGCGTTTCTTTACTGAGGTTTTTAAGGTTGGCGTTGTTGCTCTTTTCGGTAGCAAGTTGCCTCTTTAAGTCCTCAATAATAGCGTCCTTATCGTCAGGCTGAGCAGGTGCGTCGTCGGTATCACTGTCGGTATCGTCGTCGCCGTCGTCCTCGTCCGTTTCTTCGTCGGTTTCGTCGGATTCGTCCAGTTCGTCCTCCTCGTCAACCTCGTCTATATACTCCTCGCTATCGTCGTCGGTGGTCGTGTCGATGTCCTCGTCTTGGTCGCCGTCAAGGTCTAAACCCTCGTCGTTATCCACATCAAAACCCTCGTCTAAATCGTCGTCCGATTCTTCGATGTCGGGGGTAATATCGTCTCTTTCCAAATTATCTGCCATTTTTGTGTCCTCCTATTTTGGCTTTATTATTTCTTTCCGTTTCTAAGGTCGGAGCCCTTAACAACATTTGACTTAGGCTGGTCCTTTACAGGCTTGGGAGCCTTAATAATTCCGCCCTTGTTGTTCTGGTAGGGATTTCCCTTATGGATAGCGTTGCTCTTCATAACCGATAACCTCCGTAATTTATTTTTGTTTTTTATAGAAAAAAGCCCCTATATCCTCACTGGCAAGGATAGGGGCTCAAATCTCTTGGATATTGGCACAAATATCTTTGTTTAGTCTGCTTTAATCTCGTAGCATTTACCGCAAAATTTACACATCACGGTAATGCCGTCGCACTTACTCCCTTTGGTAAAGCCTACGGCGTGTATGGTTTTTCCGCACGAGGGGCAAGTAGCCTTAACAATTTCCGTATTCTTAGGAATTTCGCTTAACTTAATAGCCATAAATTACACTCCTTTACATACTTACGAAATAATTATAACCTATAAAAAACTCAAAATTTTACCCGAAAATATCAAAATCAACAAATTTTAATTGATATTTTTTACCTTTGGAGCCTAATACTTTGTTCTTAACCCCCAAAATGCTATTGCAAAATCTAAAATTTTGTGTTATACTAATACTGCCAAATAATTTACATAAGATTTTTCAGTGTTCTTTCACAATCAAGGGCGTATTATACCCTTTTGTATATCTCATTATGAGTTTGTTAAAAATGCAAATTCCACACTAAAATGGGATATACACGTTAAAGTGCTGACCTGTGTAAATTGTTTGGCGACAATCGTGGTTTTTGCGTTTTTAGTGCGTTGACCTCGGTTGACGCACTTTTTTATTTTGAGTAGGTATAAATATGAGGTCAAAATGGGAAAATTGGGATTCTTTAATTTTGTTAGGCGTATTCCTTACCGTTATGGGTGTAATTTTTATGCTTTCCGACGGATTGTGGTTAGGGCTGGTTATGCTCATAAGTGGTATAATAACTTTATTTGCCAGAATAGCATACTTGTATAAAACACAAAATGAGCCGAGCAAGCCAAGAAAGTGGAAACAAAAATACGACAATCCGTTATGGGGCGGTTTGCTGATGTTTTTTATAGGTCTTTTTATGCTTATATCGGAAATTGGCACCACTTTCCCCACGATACTGCTTGTGGTCGGTGGCTTACTGACGATAGGAACATTGTTATTTGCTTTTGTAATCGACAAAGAAAAACAAGAAATTTCCCCAAAAAAAGCATATCCTCAGCAATTAGATATGCTTAACGATGTAACCGACGCTGTTTATGAAGAATCCTGTTTGCAATTTATGAATATATTTCGTGAATTAGCGGAAGAAATCGGAAAATCAAAGAATTTTGAAACAAACTATTTCGTTTTGAAAAGCGAAATTGAAAGTATGCAAAAACTCTACGGCTATTCTCTAAAAAATAAAACAAGTGAAATTACAGCGATTGCTTTATATTATCTTTTAGATACCGATAAATTGATTTATTTATATACCAGGGAGCACACAACAAGTAAACAGTATTGGGATATTGTTAAACTGATAGAAAATCACCTTAATGACGAAATTTTCAATGAAGATGTAAACTTATTCATAAGAGATATAGTGGACGGATATTTCTTATGGGGCGACGGCAATCCAAAAAATCAAAAAAAGAATTATACTGTCCGATACACATACCCGATTGATTTTAATAGCGACAACAACGATAAAGAGCAACCATAAGAATGTCGATGTTTCTTTGCTTTTCTTCTTTACGGCTTTTTTCGTATTCTTCGGCACGCTTTTTTTCCTCAGCCTCACGCTCTGCCCTCTCTTTTTCGAGTTGCTTTTTGCGTTCAAGAGCCTTTTGCTCTCTTTCTTTCTGGGCTTTTGCTTTGTCAGCGTCGGTATAATTTGCGTAATCCGCCTCGTAAACAGGTTTAACTTGCCCCTCTCTCAATCTAATAGGCAAAAATACAGCCTCGCCGTTATCGCCTTTGATGTAAATAGGGTTAAAATCGCCTTTCTTCTTCAAAAAGACTTGCGGATTTGTAATACTGTCGATAATTTTGCTTACATAGGGGAGTTGGTAAAAGTTTTTGCCGATACGCATAATCTTCTCGCTGTATTCCGCCTTTTTGGTCGGAACAAGAGCCCTGATTGCGTCAGCGTCAATCTTTACACGCTCCTCAGCCGTTGCGTCGGAGTTCTCTTTAATAACCCTGTCGAACACCTCGAAAGGATAGTCTTTTGCAGGCACCTCGGTAACACCCTCTAAAATATCGGTGTATCTCGCCGCAAAAAATCCGTCGGAAACATATTGCTTTCCGTCCTTAACCGCCGCCCCTCTTAACGTCGGCTTATTGTCTTTCGACATAACAATGCGAATAACACCCCTACGAGCCGTAGCCTTAGTAGGTGCTTTCGTTGATTTAGGAGTCTCGGGCTTTGCAGGAGCCTTTGGCTTTTGCGTGTTTTCGTCCGTCTGGGCGGTAGTATCTTCCGCCTTAGGTTTAACTGTCGAGGGTTCCTCGGTGGTTGTCGCCTTAGGTTTAGTAGTGGTTGTATCTTCCGTGCTATTCGTCGCCTTAGGCTTGTTTTCGGCGGTTTCCTCGCCTGTTCTCGTCTCGGTTGACTGATTGCTCGGAGTTGCTGTTTGCGGTTTATTTACGCCTGTTTCCGTCGTTGGAGCGGTGGTCGTTGGAGTAGGTGTAGTATCGCTACTCGGTGCGACCTGTGGCGTAACAACAGGAGCCGTAGTTTGCGTTCCTTGCGTGGTTGCAGTTGCCTGCGTAGTCGTAGGCTTTTTCTTCTTCGGTTTGGTTTGCGTTTGCTCGCCATTAAGAGCCTTAATAGTGCTCTTTAATTTAGCCTTAGTAAGAGGTAAAGAAATATTACCGTCGGCATAAAGATAATAACTATCGCCCTGCTTGGAAACGGAAACATACTTACCGTCCTTTGTCTTAAATACGCTCATACCCTCAGCAAACGCCGTGTTGCTATCGAGCACGCCTATATCGGCGTTGGTATTTATTGCGTGAGAAATAGCGTCTTTCGCTTGCTTTCTCGTCTTAATAGCCGTTTGTTTGCTTATCATTACATCACGGCTTGTGGATTGCACCTTGTCTATAAATTCCTCGTAGGTAATAGAATCAATATCAATACCGAAAGTTTCGTTCATTGCGGCTTTTTGTTGAGGATTTCCGTCTTTCTGCAATTTTCTAAACTCAGCCTGCACAATTCCGTCCGTCGCTCCCTTGCTCATAACGAGGTCATAAACGGAATTACCGCTCCTTAAAATTTGCCCGAGAGCGTCTGCAACAGCAAAGTGGGTAAGCAGTTCGCTATTGTTTTTAAGAGCCTCTACGCTTTCGATGTGTATAGGCTTGCCTGTTCCGTCAATTAAGCCCTTTTCGTTGACTGCTTTTATAAACTCGTCAGGGTTTGCTAAAATCTTTTGTTTGCTCTTTTCGACCTCTGGCTCATAAGCAAGGGCGATATTCGCCCTTTCCATTTCGCCTAAAAGCCTCTTTTGTCCTATCGACACAACGCCGTTTCCTTTATCGAGCCCCTTAAACTTTTCTACAAGCCCCTTAACGTGCTGATAAATGCCTTTGCCTGTGTTATGTTCGGTCTCGTAGTCAGCAACACGAGTCGCCGTTTCGACGGTATTCTTTAATTGCTCAGGGCTACTTGCGATTTTACCGCCTCTCTTTGTTGCTCTTATAGCACTATCTGCCGAGCCAATACCTGCCGTAAATCTACCACCGAGCATACCCGACAAACCGCCAACGAGAGCAGAATAGCCCACCTGTTGCCAGGTTGCATTTTTCGCCTCGGGGTCAACCTGCGTCCAACGCTTGTAATATGGGTCGAGAAATTCACTCATACCCTCCTCGAAAGCCTCGCTAATAAAGTCTTTTCCTATCTCTTTTAACAGGCTTTTCTTTACTACTGTTTTTGCGGTATTCTTAGAAAGATTCTTTATCATTCTTTCCGTTCCGCCTGTAACCTTTTCTAATGCGGCCTCAGTTGCACCTGAAAGCAAGCCGTAGCCGTATTCTTTCCAACCAAGTTCGCCTGTTTGTTTGTAAGCCTCTTTTGTAGCATTACCTGCGGCACCGAGCCCGACTGTTCCCATAACGACCCAACCGCTACCACCTGTTGCCAAGCCTACACCAACGCCGACAAGCGTATTGCCTAAACCGCTTGCGACATCGCCGACGACACGCATACCGTCCGTAGGATTATACCATTCGTTAGCGTGGTTATAGTTCACCCAATCGTTAGCAAACTGCTCCTCCGCCCACTGGTCCGCCCCGAAAAGGTCGGCGAGTCCGCCTGCCGTAAAATCCCAAACACCCTCTACTACGCTGAGAGCACCAAGACCTAACTGCTCGAAGAAATAGCCAATTCCCCCGAGCACGCCTCCGTTATTCTTTTTCCTGTTTGCCTCGTCGTAAGAGGCTTGCAAGTATTTTCTATATTCCTCATTTTCCAAAAGCGAGCCCGTTCTTTGTTGGTAGCCATACTTTTGCATTATTTCGTTAATAGTTGCCATTATTTTTTGCTCCTATTTTGATGTATTCCCATTTTCCCATTGAGTTTTAATAAAGCCAATTAGTGCAAACAATTCTTCCATTGTCAACAAGCCTTTTTCGACTGCAATTTTGAAATAGGCTCCGTTAAATGTGTCAAAATCCTCTTTTGAAACATATTCCGCCCACTCGTCATACGAGTAAAGCCCGAATTTTTCAATATCGCTTGCAACCTTTTCCGCACTGCATAACAAGTTTTTATAATCGAACATATTAGAAATGCCTACGAGAACATCTGAGCACGCCAAAAGTCCGTTGGCTATATGGTTTAACTTGTTTTCTGCCACAATGTCGTAACGTTCTACGAGGTTTTCCGTGATTTCAAAGGTCAACAATTCGACTTTTGACGGAGCGAGTTTGCCCTCGGCAAAATCCAAATAAGCAAACGAGTGTCCGACAAATTCACTCACGTTGTCGTGGGTTATCAATACATATTTATCGAGCGTCAAGTCATATAATCCGTGCCCTGTATTAAGCAACTCAATAGAAACGCCGTTAGTAAAGTTAAGTTTAATGATTTTTACGCTTGATTTTGCAAAATAAGAGTATGCGACTTTTGTTTCAATGCAAGTTCCGTTTGTGTGGTCGAAAGACAAAATTCTATCGCCCACTGCCAAATTTTCGATAAATTCATACTCGCCGTTAGGCAAGAGAATCCTTGTGCCTTTTGCAACGCAACTGCCTCCGTCGTCCTCGTCTTTCTTGTATTTGTCGTTAAGTAAATCATCAAGTTTGGTCGAATTATCGGAAGAAAGCCAGCCTGTGTTTTTGAACACCTTAACAAGTTCTTTCGCTCTTGACTCGTCTATAAGAGCATTGTTTTCGTAAAAAATAACGCCAGCCGAGATAACGCTTGCAATATCGGTATTAAACTTGTTTTTAAGAGCGTCATACTGCGTTTTAGAAAGGTTGCCGTCCTTATACGCCTTATCCGCCGCCGAAAAATCAAAATCGCTCAGGCTTGCGTCCAAAACCTCGGTGTAATAATCGTTATAAATACCCTGATTTTGCGTCAGCAATTCGTTATACTGTTCCTGAGATATGCGATTTTCTCTCAATAACAAATCGAGGTCAGCCTTTGTAGTGCTGTCGCCTGCGTTAAGTTCTGATTTTTCGGCTGTAAAATGATAATCTTGGTTATACTTTATAACCGCCTGCAAATCGTCGTCGGATATGCCTGCCGCTTTAAGTTCATTGATATACTGCGTTGACAATCCACCCTTAGTATTTATTTCCTCTATCGCCCCAAGTCTAAGGCTGGTAGAGGTATTCTTCGCATTGTCAGTCTCAGTCTTTGTTAGCGTATTCTGCAATATGCCTGTAAGAGCGGTAATATCCGCCTCCGACATACCATTTCTACGCATAAACTCAGTAAGGCTGTCAACGGTATAAGCAGTGTCAGGCTTTTGCACCTCAATCCAAAGCGAATTGTAAAGGTCGGTATTCTTCGCATTGTCAGCCTCGGTCTTTGCGTTATCTTTCGTGGTTGTAAGCGTATTGACAAGCGTTTGGGTTTCTTCCTCGGAAAGCCCTGCCTTTTCCGCCATTGCTCTAATACTTTCAGCCGTATAATGCGTGTTAGGGTTTTGAGCCTCGGAAAATAAAGTGTTATAAATTCCGCTCTTGTAGTTTTCCTGCTCTTGGTTATAAGCGAATTGCTGAGCGTTAAGGTTTGCAATGGTATCGGAATATGCCGTGTCGGCACCCTGTTTGGTCGCCGCCTCTACGACGTTAGCGTGCTGAATATCGTCTCTCTTTTGAGCGTAAGCCTGGGCGTTAAGGTAATCACTATAACCGCCGCCTGTAAGCCCCATTTGAGCCATAGTCTCGGCGTTTGCTCCGTATGTAGCCTTGCTTTGCTCGTAGTCAGCGTGAGCGTCAACGGTAGCACGCTCCTTAGCGAGTTCAGCGTCTCTATGAGCCTGCTGTCTCTCTTGTTCCGCCCTCTCTTTTTCGGAGGCGATATATTCCTCGTAGGTCATAGGCGTTTCAGCCGTAGGCTCCGCAGGAGTAGGCGTTGTCGCAGGAGGCGTGGTAGGCGTTTCCGTGCTATCCCCCTCGGTGTTGGTGGGTGCAGTCGTAGGATTTCCTGTAACCCCCTCCGTGCTAACAGTTTCAGGACTGACATTTGCACTATAAGTCGTAGTGGTTGGCGTAACGTTGGCAGGAGCATTTAATTGAGTAATGTTTTGCGTGGTTGTTCCTCCGTTGTTTTCGGTAGAATCGCCTTTATTCTTACCCAAAATATTATTTATCCACTGTGTTATACCGCCTGCATAGGTGCCGTTCCCTGTTTTGATTTTGTTGATTGATTCTTTCCAATTATCAAACCACTTGCTAAAAATGTTATTAGCCATTGTTGGTGTCCTCCTGCTTTTTCTTTATATTCGCACCATAACTCGCCGTTTTGGGAGTGGCGTTAATCTTACCGCTACCGCCGAAAACCTGAGACAAAATATTGAGAGCCCCTCTCGAAAGGTTGCCTACACCATAGTTACCTGCGGAGCCTCCCTGCGGTTGCTGTGTCGCCTTAGGCGTGGTAGTTGTCGCCTTTTCTTCTTTTTTAGTCTTAGTCTTGACATCTGGCTTTGATTTTTCAGTGAAAAAACTAAGATTTTCGCCGTATTTTGCTTGATTAGCCATTACCTATTACCTCCCTGAAAATTTTTAAGATAGTCGATATATCCCTCGGCTCCTGCGGCTTTATCCTCCGCCATTATCTTTTGTGTTCTAAGTTTGTCGTTTTCAGCCTTTTGCTGTGCAATTTGCTGTTGCATAGCCTGTCTTTGAGCCTCGATTATACCCCTTATGCGTTCCACCATATCTCTTGCGTCGGGATAATGGTGTTTTTCCATTTGTTGCCAGAATATAAGCAAGGTTTCGAGTTCCTGAGGGTTGCCGTAACAGCCATTTTGGAAATTCAAGCGGTTTTCGCTCCAAATAGTCTCTCTTGATTTTTCGACATCGCCTGTCTGGTCCGTATCGAATAAATAAGAGAAATTATAGTAATACTCGCCGTTTTCGTCTCTTTCGATAAAGTCGTATCTATTGAAAGTAGCGTTTTGCAGTCTGCCCTGAGAATCCTTAAACGAGTTGACTCTCGGCTCGTCCGCATAAGCAAGGAAATACTGAAAGATAATCTCGTCAATCTCGGTGTAGGCGGCGTTCTTCATTCTACGCTTGCTGTCAAGTCGTCCTGCGGCCTGTTGCACCTGTATTTGTTTTGCCTTACCGCTTGTTGCTGTGTTATCGGCTTGTCCTTGGTAACTATCGGTAATACCCAAAATACGCTTAGCGTGGTCGTAGTGTCTTTCCGCCATTTCAATATCTTGCTGTATGTTTACCTGCAAATCAATTCGTCCAAACAGTTTATAGTTGTCCTGTCCTACTTTTATAACGTTCTCATAAAGTCCGTTATCGAATTGCCCTGCATAATCTTCGGGAGCGGTAGGATAAACGCCTGCTTTCATAAGTTTGTCGGAAATACGAGACATAATTTTGTTGATTTCCTGCTGTTCGGGGCGGATAAACTCACAATCGGATTGCCCGAGTAGGCAGTCCTCCTGCGAGGTATTCTTACGAATAACGATAGGAAATTTAGTAGGCGTATAATATGGCAGTCTCGTAGGCTCCATTTTAGGCACCTGCACATCTATCGTCTGCGGTATCAATATACCGTTTACCTCGTCCATAGCGGCGGAGCCGTCCTCTAAGAAAGCCTGCTGTTTCGCCGTTTCCGTTACCACCTGTCCGTCTTTCATTACAGGCGAGTTTGCGTGAATAACGGAGCCGTCCGTCAACACAATATCGTGGTCGAGTTCTTCGTATTCGTCGTCCTGCATTTCATAATCGGGATTATCGCAGTTGCAGAGTTCCTTACGCTTTCCGCAGTTCTTGCAAATATACTTTTTACGAGAGTAAAAGTCCTCAATGTCCTGCAATTCCGTATCGCCCGACCAGATATATTGGCAAATCTTGTCGTTATCGTCCTTGTAATAGCAAACAACAACGGTAGCGGTCTCGTCGCTGTCGTTGTCCTCGCTCTCGGTTTCTTCGGCTACATCGAGCGTTACATCATACTTACGCATTAAATCCTCTTTGGTTGTTTCAAAGTGGATAAAGCAGTATTCCATATCGTCGATGTCGTAAATTTTAGGCTGTCCTACAAAATGAGAGGGGCTCCAAATAGTAATCTTAACGTCGCCGACAGTGTTATGCGTCTTTATGGAGTTATCCCACTCCACGAGCCAAATACTGCCACCATAAATAGGCGAATACCTCTCGTCCATATCGTTAAGTTTCTCAAACGGCAAGCGATTACGCTTGTTTCGTAAGAGTTTTTCGATACTCTTGGCGTTCCTCTCGTTCCTTTCGGAAAAGATTTCAGGCGTTACGGCGGTAGTTGGCAAATAACTCGAAAATTGACTCTCTAAGAGTTCATAGGTAATGTTTCTACCTGTCTTTGCGTCCTCCGCTCCGCCGTCGATTTCAAGGCTACCCTTGTATTGCTTACGCCATTTTTCGTAATCCTCTAAGATTGTTTCCTGTTTACTTTTGGCGTTGTCATACAAGTCCTTAAAAAACTGTAATTTGTTTTGTTTATCAACACGCATTATAACGGTTTACCTCCCTTGCGTTTAATTATTAAGTCTCTTTCTTCCTGAGAGCGTGCTCGCCTGTAATCCTCTAACTCGTCAGGGCGATAATACACTCTCTTATCCGCCGCCGTCGGTGCAGGTCTCGTCCAATAAATAGCGAAATACCTTAAAGCGTCGGGGCTATGGGTTATTTCGTGCGGCTCAGTCGCACAGTCGGTGGGGCGTTTCTCGTCTCTTTGCAGTTCAGGCAAGTTTTTAATGAGTTTCTTGCAGTTCGTAAAGATGTGTAAGCGAGGTTGCCCCTCAGCGTCGGGTTTAAGCAGTTCCTTTATGGCGAGCCACCCTGCCTCTCGGTCATTACTCGATT